CTACAAGCACAGGCGGTACAAGTTATTATACTACATCAACTGGAGTATTTACTGGCACCAGTGTTGTACACATATTCACAGCAAGTGGAATATTTACGGTTACTCAGGCTATTACAGTATCTTATCTAGTAGTAGCCGGTGGTGGTGCAGGTGGTAGTAATAATCAACCAGACGGTAGAGCAGGTGGTGGTGGTGCAGGTGGTATGACAACCGGAACTTCTGTACTTTCTATAGGCACTTATACAATTACTATAGGCAGCGGCGGCGCTCAATCCAGCGGAACTAGCCCTGGATCAGATGGTGGATTCAGTTCAATTACTTCAGGAACTGCTGTAATCAGTACAGCAACAGGTGGCGGTGGTGGTGGCGGATGGTCTGCTACTGGTCGGCCTGGCGGAAGTGGTGGTGGTGGTGGAGCCGCTCCTACTGGAGGAACGTATCCTGGTGGTACAGGTGTTCCTGGACAAGGTAATAATGGTGGTGCTGGTACTACAGATAGCGCAACATTCCGTGCCAGCGGTGGTGGAGGTGGCGCTGGTGCTGTTGGCGGAACTGCTGGCGGTGCGCCAACAGCAACCACAGCAGGCGGGGTTGGACGTCAATATTCAATTTCAGGGACTGCAACATATTATTCTGGCGGTGGTGGCGGAAATGGCGGTCCTGGTGGATTAGGTGGTGGTGGACCTGCTCCCGGAACAGCTGGAACGCCAGGAACAGGCGGTGGTGGTGGTGGTGGAGTTGTGTTAATGGTTGGCGGGGCGGGCGGTCCTGGTATTATAGTTTTAAGCTATGTTTATACAGCATCAACTATAGTTACTACTATAAATTCAAGTTCAGCCATAGCATATGCTTATGGAGGTGTTGTCGGTACTACAGGAGGTGGATCAAGCGGTGGTGGATATACAGGTCAAGGATATTCAGTTCCACCAGGCAGTGTTGTTACTACAGGAACAGGTGGTACGTATTTAACTACTTCAACTGGATTATTTCCTGGTACTAGTGCAGTACACAGATTTACAGGTCCTGGTAGTTTTGTTGCAGGATCAACTGTTTCAGCGGCTTATTTGGTAGTAGGTGGAGGCGGCGGAGGCGGAGCATTAGGCGGTGGTGGTGGTGCTGGCGGTATGCTTACTGGAACTACAACTTTATCTGCCGGTGTTACATATACTGTAACTGTAGGTACTGGTGGAGGAGGCGGTCCAAATGCCGCTCCAGGTTCAGACGGTAATCCAAGTAGTGTAATAGGAACCGGAGTTAGTATTACTGCTACAGGTGGTGGTGGTGGAGCTAGTTATGAAGGGGCTGTTGGTCGCCCAGGGGGATCTGGTGGCGGAGCTGGGGCTGGCATGACTGCCGGTTCTGGAACCCCCGGACAAGGTAATCCTGGTGGTGCATCTCAATCTTCACCTTTTTCACCAGGCGGTGGTGGTGGTGCTGGTGGTGCTGGAACTGCTGGTGTTACTGGACAATCAGGACCCGGTGGTATTGGATTAGCCAGTAGTATTACAGGGGCATCGGTAACATATGCAGGTGGTGGTGGTGCCGGTGCGGCAAATGCCGGAATACCACCGTTATCTGCAGGAACTGGTGGTCCTGGTGGAGGTGGTCCTGGTGGTGTACCAACAGGTACTCCCGGCACAACTAATACAGGTGGTGGTGGCGGTGGTGGTGGTTATAATCCTTGGGGAACAGGTGGTTCAGGCGGTCCTGGTGTAATTGTTATTAGTTATGCATTAATTTGCTCATCAGTACAAACAACAGGAGCTGGAGCCTACTCATCAACCGGAACAGGAATATTCAGTCAAGTTACAGGTGCGCAGGTAACCTACGGTGCAGGTGGTGCTGCCACAGGTGGATCACCAGGCGGTACTAATACAGGTAATGGTGGGTCAGCTCCAAACGGAACAGGTGCTCCGGGTGTAGCTTATCTAAGATATTTAGGTGGACAACGAGGTAGTGGAGGAACAGTTTCAACCGTGGGCACGTACACTCTGCATACATTTATTTCAACAGGAACATATATAGCATGAGTGTAACATTTCCAGCAACTACCACTGTAGGAACTTTTACCGGAACTCAAGCCACGGGTGGTACATCGTTATATACAACTTCGACTGGTTTATATACTGGAACAAGTGCCGTGCATGTGTTTACAGCAAGTGGATTTTTTACGTCTACACAAACCTTACCAGTTACAATTCTTATTGTTGCGGGTGGTGGTACTGGTGGGCAGGGAGTTCCGGGTACAACAGAAGGAGCTGGAGGAGGTGCTGGAGGAATGGTTGTAGCCACAACCAGTACTGTAGCCGGCCAAACATATACCGTCACAGTAGGTGCCGGTGGAGGTCTTTATTCAGCTGCCAACGGTAGTCCCAGTGTTTTTTCCGGAACAGGTATTACTTTAACAGCCCTAGGCGGTGGCGCTGGTGCTAATGCTCCGGGAAATGCTAATCTAAATCCAAACGGTAGTGATGCTCGAAAAGCTGGAGCCAATGGTGGATCAGGTGGAGGTGGTGGAACATGGACAGGGTCAAATGGCGGCATTGGCACTCAACCTGGACAAAATCCTGGCAGTCCTTGGGTAACACAATATGGTAATCCAGGTTATGGTAACCCGGGTGTAAACGGTGCCGCGGGTGGTGGAGGTGGTGCTGGAGGATCTGGTGGGCCAGACGTAGGTAACGTAGGTGGTCCCGGTGGTGTTGGTATAGCATCAACTATTACAGGTGTAGTCACTTATTACGCAGGTGGTGGCGGTGGTTCTTCCGGGGGTTCTCCAGGAAGCGGAGTTGGTGGTGCCGGTAGTGGATATCCTGGAGCTCCAAGTTTAGGCGGTAGTGCGCTGTCTTACACCGGAGGTGGTGGAGGTGGTGCTAGCAATGGAGGCAACGGCGGTGGCGGTGCTGGTGGTCCAGGAATAGTGGTTATTTCTTATAATGCTGTATACACAGCTACAACTACACTAGCCAACGGTTATACTTTTACCACGGGATCATATGTTTGGGTGTATAATACATCTACAAGCCGCTGGTGGAGTACACAAGAACCTACACAAACGTATACCTTAACACCAAACCTAATACAAGATCAAGGTACTACATCAACAGGTTATATTGATTTTCCTTACGGTACTACACTTCAACGACCTACTACGCCTACTCTAGGTTATATGCGATTCAATACTGATTTAGGTTATATGGAATACTATAATACTGCCAGTATCTGGGTACAAATCCCCAATCAAAACACTTAATTTATAGCAGTTATCCTAAACAGCGGATTTGCATAAATAATAGGAAAGGCCAATAATGCATAATCAATTACCACATCTGGAGCTAAATTTTGAGTCTAGCTAGTCAACTATCGTTTTTTTATTCCTCAACAGGAACAGTACTACTTTCTAGTACAGCAACATCTACTAGTACAACAACAGGTGCGTTGGTAGTTCCTGGTGGGGTTGGTATATCAAAAGATTTATATGTTGGCGGGACAATTTATGGAACTATTGACGAAACTAGTTTATCGGGTATATTAGCCAGCACATCCACTGATGCTATGAATGTGCTGATCAATAATAGCGTATCAGCAACAACCTATTATATAGCATTAACGGAACAAAAAGACGGAAATTATTCACCACTCGATGCCGATACAAATGTTTATTACGACACAGAAACTCAAACATTAACATCGACAAAATTTAATACTCTTGGAGCAACTAATAGTACTAGCACAACTACAGGCGATATAGTTGTTGCAGGCGGAATTGGTGTTGGTAAAGATTTATATGTTGGTGGAACAGTAACTGGTGGCGGTATACGCTCGACCACAACATCAACCCCACCCCCAAATCCTACAGTAGGTGACATTTGGTATAACACAGCTGATGACACATTCTATAGATATACTTCAGATGGTGTAACTAATGCTTGGTTAGACTATGCAGGTCCTGCAGTAGGTAATGCTGTTAACGGTTCTAACGTGGCGGCCAGCTTAATACCTACATCTAGTGGAGTTTACGATCTAGGTTCAAATACAAATAGATTCCGTACATTATATGTAACGTCTAGCACCATAGATATTGGCGGAGTTGCTCTCAGTGCCACCGGTGGATCATTGGCTGTAGGTGGGGTAGCATTGGCTACTACTGCATCAGTGGCAGCTTCTGTGGCTGTAGGCGGTGGACCAAAAATAACCAGTGTTCAACTAACCACAGGATCAAGCTACACAGTTACAACAGCCACAGCGATATCAACCAGTGGCGGATACATATTAATTAATGGAACAGGATTTGTAGCAACACCACAAGTAACTATTGGTGCACAACTGGCTACCAGTATTGGTTTTGTCAGTGCAACACAGCTACAGGTACAGGTACCTGCACAGGCCGCTGGTACTTATCCAGTATATGTTACTAACTCAGACGGTGGGGTGGCAATTAATGTTCCAGGATTAACTTATAATCAATCTCCTGTATGGGCCACAGGATCAACATTGACTCCCGGTGTTAATGGAAACGCAATCAGCATACAATTATCTGCAACAGATGACGGTTCAGTAACTTACTCTGTGTCTTCTGGTAGTAGTTTACCCAGTGGATTATCTTTAAGTTCCGGTGGATTATTATCGGGTACAGTCACTGGGTTAAGTGTAGAGACTACTTATAATTTTAGTATTGATGCTATTGACAGTTATACACAAAAAGTTACACAATCGTTCTCTATAACTATTACCGTTGGTGATGCTTATTTCCCTTATGTTAGTTTATTATTAAATGGTAATGGAACTAACGGTGCACAGAACAATACATTTTTAGATGGTAGTACAAACAACTTTACTATTACCCGTAATGGTAATACAACACAAGGTACGTTTAGTCCTTATGGTGCAAATTGGAGTAATTACTTTGGAACAGCACAGCACAAGTTATCTACAACTGGAATGACTGCATTTGGTTCTGACTTTACCTTGGAACTTTGGATATTCCCAACATCGTTTAATGACTACAACACTATTTTTGATAGCAGGGGCGGTGATGGTGATGCAAATGGCGTAGTTCTTGGATTAAATTCTGCGGCTAAAGTATATATTTATACCAATGGGGGATTTCTACTTACAACCACTACAGCTATATCTTTAAACACATGGACTCACATAGCTTTAGTGCGAAGCGGCTCTGGCTCTGGTAATGTAAAAGTTTACATTAATGGGGTTGCTGACGCTACAACAGCAACATATACAACAAGTTTTACAAGCACAGCACCATCAATTGGTGACGATTGGAACACTCGTGGGTTCTTGCAATACTTTGGCTACTTGTCAAATCTTCGTGCAGTAACTTCTGCTTTATACACAAGCACATTTACACCAAGTACAACGCCATTGACTACAATAAGCGGAACAGTATTGTTAACTTGTCAGTCCAACAGATTTAAAGATAACAGCAGTAGCAACCTTACCATTACAGTAACAGGCTCACCAACTATACAACGTTTCAGTCCATTCAGTCCTAGTGCAGTTTACTCTACTAGTACAATTGGTGGGTCAGGATACTTTGATGGTGCAGGTGATAGCCTACAAGCACCAAGTGGTGCAAGTATTTCGGGAACCGGAGACTTTACGGCTGAATGCTGGATATACCCAACCACTATTCCAGGATCCTATAATATTATTGTATGTAGTGATACATCCGGTGGCCTGACAATGTTTGGATTAAATTCAAACGGAACTATTTTTATGGGACGCTCTTTAATAGATGTGCAAGCCACAACAAGTAATAGTCTTATTTACAACACATGGAATCATATTGCGATCTCTCGTAGTAGCGGAACGGTAAGACTTTTTATAAATGGAGTCCAAGGATACTCAGGAAGTATCACCACAAATTACAACGCAGGCACAGTTCGGTTAGGAACCGACGGTGGTGGCTCATCATTGCCCTACACAGGCTATATTTCTAATTTTAGAATTATTTCAAATTCAGCAGTTTACACATCAAACTTTACTCCACCAACAGCACCAGTTACTGCAATTAGTGGAACTTCACTATTATTAAATTACACCAACGCTGGTATTATTGATAACACAATGATAAACAATTTAGAAACAGTTGGCAATGCACAAATATCTACTGTACAAAGTAAATTTGGTGGAAGTAGTATGTACTTTGATGGTACTGGGGATTATTTGAAATCTGTCCCTTCTGCTGGTAATATATTAAGAGCCGGCAACTTTACTATTGAATTTTGGTTATACCCAAGCGATACCAACTCTGCATATAGAGCATTAGTTTCAAGCGAAAATTATGCTAATACAACCGGTGGATGGAGTTTATATCAATACGGCACATCAATTGAGTTTTGGATATCTCCGGGGGTGTCTGTTACAATCAACGCTACTTCAGCAATAACAGCAAGCACTTGGCAACATTTGGCTCTTTGCCGTGCTTCTGGAACATTGCGTTTGTTTATAAATGGAACAAGCGTAGCCTCTGTGTCAAACAGCACAGAATTAACAGGTCAAGAAATTTGGATTGGGGATAATAATAGTGGAAGCTACTTCTACAATGGGTACATAGATGACCTCCGAATAACAAAAGGTTATGCACGTTATACCACAACCTTTACACCGCCCGCCTCGGCATTACTAGGACAGTAAATACACTATGAGCTTCCCAATTTCACCCACAAACGGACAAACGGCAGTACTTAATGGTATAACTTATACTTACAGTACTAGTACCACAGCTTGGAAAAGACTACAGAGTACTGTTACTGGTACTACAACGCTTTCTATAACTGGCACTACATCAGCAACATCAACTACAACTGGCGCATTACAAGTAGCTGGCGGTGTTGGAATACAAGGTTCTGTTTATATTGCCAATACATCATATATTAATGGTGCACAGATTGTTACAACTGCTACAATAGGTAATATTGGAGGCGGTACTGGATACACTGGTTCAATTGGATATACAGGTAGTGCTGGTGGATTAGGTTATACAGGTAGTTTAGGCTATACAGGTAGTGCCGGTGATCTTGGTTATACAGGTAGTTTAGGATACACAGGTAGTGCTGGCGGTCTTGGTTATACTGGCAGTTTAGGTTATACTGGTAGTGCTGGCGGATTAGGGTATACAGGTAGTTTAGGTTATACTGGTAGTTTAGGATACACAGGTAGTCAAGGATACACAGGTAGTCAAGGATACACTGGTAGTTTAGGATACACAGGTAGTGCCGGATCATTTACCGGAACCACATCACTACAGATTATCACTTCAAATACATCGGCTTCTACTAGCACCACAACAGGTGCACTACAGATAGCCGGTGGTGCCGGAATTGGCGGTGCAGTTAATATTGGACAAACCAGTACTATACGTGGTTCTGAAATTATTACTACGGCCACTATTGGATTATATTCATCTGTATCTGCAACAACATCAACTAGCAGTATCGTTACTATTTCAGATGTTGCCCCAACTAGTCCTGCAAATGGACAACTTTGGTGGGACAGCAGTGTTGGAGATTTAAGTGTATTTTACATTGACAATAATGGCGGTCATTGGGTCGATGCCGTAGCACAGAATCAGTTTACCGGCGGAACTGTAATTAACGCCTTAGTTGTAGCTAATACAGCAAGTTCTTTCTCGACTGTAACTGGCGCACTGCAAGTAGCAGGTGGTGCAGGAATTGGCGGTAATTTATATGTTGGCGGTATCAGCTATGTTGGGGGATCTTTAGTAATAACAGCGGCAAATGTTTCAACATATGTTGCTAGTTCTATTGCTGCCGGAATTGCTCTTCCAGGAACAACCTCAACATTTGTTATAACAAATAATACTAGTGCAACTTCGACTGCAACAGGTGCATTGACTGTAACAGGCGGTCTAGGAGTAGGCAAAGATGCATACATTGGCGGAAATTTAAATATTGGCGGTGAGATCGTTGCCAGTAAATTAACAATTGAATATACAACGGTTACAACCACGTTGATTAAAACAGATGATATTATCAGCACTAGTAATTCAACATCAGCTACATCAACTACAACAGGCGCTTTAATAATTACAGGTGGAGTTGGAGTTGGAGGAACGGTATACGCAGGCAATGTATATTCAAATGGTTCATTAATTAGTGGTACCACTATATCAGATACGCCTCCCGTAAATCCAGGCAATGGACAAATGTGGTGGGACAGTAGTGTTGGCGATCTAAGTATATACTATGTTGATGCTAATGGCGGACATTGGGTTGACGCTGTCGCACAAAATCAATTTACTGGCGGTACTATAATTAACGCTTTAATTATATCTACGACAACAAATTCAGTATCAACTACAACTGGTGCATTACAAGTAGCCGGTGGTGCTGGTATTGGCGGGTCTGTTTACATTGGTAATACTTCATATATAGCTGGTGCACAGATTGTTACAACAGCTACTATGCAATCTCTTGGTGGCACTGGATACACTGGTAGTGCTGGCGGTTTAGGATATACCGGTAGTGCTGGCGGTGCTGGCGGCCTTGGGTACACTGGTAGTTTAGGATATACTGGTAGTGCCGGCGGCCTTGGGTACACTGGTAGTTTAGGATATACTGGTAGTGCTGGCGGCCTTGGGTACACTGGTAGTCTTGGGTATACTGGTAGTGCTGGCGGCCTTGGGTACACTGGTAGTTTAGGATATACTGGTAGTGCTGGCGGCCTTGGGTACACTGGTAGTTTAGGATATACTGGTAGTATTGGGTACACTGGTAGTCTTGGATATACTGGTAGTTTAGGATATACTGGTAGTATTGGGTACACTGGTAGTCTTGGATATACTGGTAGTGCTGGTGGTGCTGGCGGCCTTGGGTACACTGGTAGTTTAGGATATACTGGTAGTTTGGGATATACTGGTAGTGCCGGTAGTGATGGTCCAGTTGCTGGATCAGCTAATCAGGTGGTATACAAAAACGCTAGTAATATTGCTTCAGGCAGTGCTAATTTAACGTTTGATGGAGTTAGCTTATCTGTATATGGTATTCCTATTGGCCATGGTAGCTACGGATACGGTGCAGTAAATTCTAATAGTATTGCTATTGGCTCAGGAGCACTTCTTCAAAATTCTGGTGATTATAATACAGCCTTAGGAAATGGCGCAGGTTATATGGTTGGCTCAGGCGGATCTGGTACATATATTGGAGCAAATACCGCCGCCGGAGGAGGGTCTGGAATTACTGGCGCCAGAAACACAGCAATAGGATATGCGGCTGGGTTTGCCTTGACAAGTACCGCAAATAATAATACATATGTTGGCGCAGGGTCTGGTTCAGGTATGACTGGCTCTAAAAATAGTATCCTTGGTCAGTTTTATGGCAATAGTGGCGGTCTAGACATTACCTCATTAAGTAACTATGTAGTTCTTTCCGACGGGGATGGAAATCCACTTGCTTATGTGGTTAATGGTGGGTCATGGTATCAAAAGAGTAATAGTTCATCTTGGGCCACCACGTCTGACATTCGTTTAAAAAACAATATTAAACCATTAACAAGTGCATTAGACCTTATTGAAAAACTGAATCCGGTATCATTTAATTATATTGAAAACAATAAATCTGATATTGGGTTTATTGCTCAGGAATATAAACAGGTTCTTCCTGAGCAAGTAATAGTCAAAGAAGATACCAAAGATACTTTAGTGATTCAGCAAAATCTAATTCCATATTTGGTAAAATCTATTCAGGAACTTAAAGCAGAAGTAGACTTACTTAAACAACAACTTGCATCTCGATAGGATATTAAAATGTCAACAACATTTTCAACAAAAATTACGGTCATGTATACCATACAACAAACTGACCCTAATTATGTAATTAACGCAATCTGGGAATTAACAGGAGTAGACGGCACTTATACTGCTTCTGTTGGCGGCAACACACAGTTTGACTCACAGCAATCAGAAACATTTGTACCTTATGACCAACTAACAGAGTCTTTAGTCATTAGTTGGATACCCGAGAGCCAAATAGACATTGCAAAGGCAAGTGTACAAGGACAAATTGATTCGTTAATTACTCCACCTATTGGCCCTAAAAATACACCACTGCCCTGGTCAGCCTAACATATCAAATACCCATTATATAGCTTTGGAAAGAAATGTCTATTACAGAATAGAACGTTTTAATAGATAATTACGCGGTGTTAGTATAAGCATAAATACGAATAACGCAAAGATCTAACCTATGGCTTTTTATACTAACGGAATTCAAAATATTGACAATCAGGGTATTGTAGAATTACCTATTGTTCAGTCACCTAATTTACCAATTTCCGCGGTAGCAGGGTATCTGTTATATCTTCAAGATCAAAAAGTTCTTACAATAAGTACTGGAAATCCCAGTGACCTATGGAGATCATTTCAAGCTGTACCACTCAGTTACAAAAATGAAGTTCCTTTAGAACAGAGTATTATAGCCGGTGGATATAACAGTGACATAGGGTTTGATGGTCGAAATTCTATGAGTCGGTTACAGTTTTCTTCAGATGCTACTATACAATTATCTACAACCGTACCTTTTAATCTTGCCCGAGGTGCACATCATTCTACTTGGCAATATGCCTATTTCCATGGAGGAAATGTTAATTCATCTGCCAAACAAGATTGGTCAACATTTACTATAACCAGCATAACATCTAGGCCTGGGTCAAATTTCTTTCCTACGGCTTGTTTAAATCCAGGTAAGAAAGGTGAAAATACATTAGGTCTACTTTTTAATCTATTTGCAAGTTACGAAATAAATTTTTCTACGGATTCCTGGTCCACTGGAAATTACAACAACAATACCAATAATAATTGTGGAACATTTGGAGAGACTAGCGGATATGCTTGGAATCAAAATACAGTTCAAAAATTAAACTGGAGTACTAGGGTTTGGTCCGCTACGGGGGCAGGACCCGCTAATGGTAGTAACTTTAGTAAACTTTTAAACTCTAAATGGAACAAGTGGTATCTACCGGGCAACACAGGAGGAGTCGGCGGTACAGGTGGTACTCCTACAATGGATATTTACAGCAATTCTAGTGATACATTTTCAGCTGGAGCTACTCCAGTAACAACCATCCTAGGGTGCGACGGAGTCATGGCGCAAGATTGGGGATATTGGGCAGGTTACTATAATTTTCAAGAAGGATATACTGGGAATGCTTTAAAGATGGACTATGCCTCAAATACTATGAGCTCAAGTCTTAGATCATATTTGGCGTATTCTGTTTCTAATGCTTCTACTCCCTCGGGTCCAATCTCATAATAAAGGTAAAAAATGGCATTTTATATAGGCACCAACACCGCTAAAATAATAATCAATAATGACGGTATTTTTGAAATAGGAACCTACGGAACCAGAGCCGATTTACCCGGTTCAGGTGTACGAGGCTACATGGCTTGGGTCTCTGATCAACAAGAACTTGTAATTAATACAGGAAATACAGTACACCCCAGTCCTAACAATACTCAACCAACACCGGTTGTTTCTTCTGTTTCCCCAGATGAAGGTGTTACTTGGTATAAGATAGTAAATCCCAGTGGTGCTTCAACGCAGAGTGTACGATTAGATCAAGGAACATTGTGTGGTGGATATAATAGTCAGGTAAATTGGAATACTATACATCGGCTAGATTTTAACACAGATTCTGCAATGTTGCGACCAGAAACTACTCCGTGGGCCACTAGATATTCCACAGCTATGAGTAGCAAATTATTTGCTTATTATCATGCAGGGTTTACGGGACCAACCCCTGGTCCTGATAGCCCCTCAAATCGGCAAACATGCCGACAAAGCTGGACTACATTTGCGTTATCTTTAATAGCCAGTGCTCGACCTAGTGCCATGGGCGAAGGATTTCAAGTTGCACTATATTCTACCAGTAACTTAAACAATAACTACGGTCTAATACAATATGGAGGAGAATGTAATTATTTTATTTTTGCCACCGATACTACAACCACAACCGATGAATGGTATGCAAACGGTGCAGGACCATATTCTGGAGTAGATCTTCGTGACCCTAATGGGGGTGCTAGTAACGATTACGGGTTATCTGCAAACGGTCCAAATTTTGGTTATGTAAATCATAGAAACGTTGCTAAATTTAATTGGAATAGTAAAGCCTACATCTTAACTGGACAGGCTTCTCCAAGAACGGCTGGCGGATTTCCTCGAGGAGGCCATAGTACTCCATACAATAAATTTTATTACGGGGTTGACGATAACATCGACAGTTATAATACTACTCTCGACCAATGGAATTCTTCAACTCTTCAGTTTCCGTTGTTTACTGACGACAGCAGATTTAGCGATGCCGGCGGAGCACGAAGCAGGTTATTTGAAGGTAGTGCTATTCCAGGACAAGACTGGGGATACTGGTATTCAATGTGGGGATATCAAAGATATCAATATCCTGCGGCGTACACATCATTTACGTCTTATACAAATCTTTCTCAAAAAACATTCTATGCTACAGATACAACCGTATGGAGTCCAAGTAGCGATCTAGGATCTAGGACAAGTTCTTGGGCCGCTGGGCCTATTAGTGGTAATTCGGCCAGTGGTTGTAGCGGCCCAACCAGTTAGGAAATAATATGGGATACTTTATTAACAATCAAAATATCGTTGATAATAGCAGGAATCTTGCCCCTGGAAAATTTACTAATAGAGCTTCTTTACCGTCACCTAGCACGTTAGGTTATCTTGCCTATATATCAGATCAAAATGATCTTGCTGTAGGGGGGATAGTTAATAGTATGTTACCTGATATAGGAAATACCTGGTATAAATTTATGATCAGACCTTTAGATTATAAAAACGAAGTTATTTTATCACAGGGCGTTATTGGAGGAGGCGGGGCTGCCGGCGAAGACAGAAATACTATACAACAAATGATATATAGTGTTGATACAATTGTTAAACTAGTAACAACATTACCTGTTACTACAGCATACGGTGGCGGCCACGGAAATAAGTTGCATGCCTACTATCATCAAGGTCGTGATACAGCTATGGCAACAGCCGGAAAGACAGCTCTTAAAAATGACTGGGCAACGTATTCTATACAAATTCTTCCTGAAAGACCTAATTGTTTTGGTGCTAATATTAATACTACACAACCAGGCCCTGTTATACAAAATACCTTTGGTGTTGTTATGCAAGGAACTGCCAGTTGTTATATAACTTTCAGTACAGATACTTGGACTGTAGGTGGATATAATGCTCCTTCTACTGGAACCGGGTGGGCGACATACAGTGGAAATTACGGTTATAATTATTCTGGTAGTGGTGATTTATACAGACTAACGTTCCCAAGCGGATCTTGGGCATCCACGGGTGCGGGTGGACCTCCAAATGGCGGTGGGGCCGGTAAGGTCTTAAATACCAAATGGGGGAAATTTTACAATGGTGGTGGTAAGGTTGATCGATATACCGAAGCATCAAATAGTTGGAGCATAGCCGCCAATTCACCTAACGGTTCTACCCCAGGATCATGGCAAGAACAAACTACCCTAATGGCACAAGATTGGGGATATTGGTGCGGGTTTTCTGATACTACTAGTGGCACAGCCTATTACAAAATTACTTACCAGCATCATTATGCCACAGAAACACTGACAGCCAGTATAACAATATCAAATCTACAAGCCACAGCAAACATGGGTGTAGCCAGCATATCATTTCCTACAGTAGCCGGATGTAGTACACAAGGACCGTAGAATTGATAAGTAGTTTCATGAAGTATGATATTACTATTATTGGCGGAGGTACCTCTGGTTGGTTAGCCGCAGCCTATCTTAAATTTCACAATGTAGAAAAATCTATATGTTTAATCGAAAGCCCTAATATACCCACAATCGGAGTTGGCGAAGGGACATTCCCAACAACAATGTGGCTGTTAAATAGCATAGGAATACCACACTATAAATTATTAGCAGAAAGCAATGGCGGTATAAAATTAGGCATACAATACCGAGATTTTAGTGAACAAACATTTTGGCTTAGCACTTCGGGTCCAGAAGAGTGGGAACGTTGGGGGACAGAAATGACCAAACAAGTAGCATTGTCCAATAAAACTGCGGTTGTAAACGAAAATGGATTTGTTGCCTGCCATTTTGTTGCAGGTGATTTGGCAAAATTACTAAAAGATCACGCAATAACTCTGGGAGTTGTACACTTATCAGAAGAAGTTATATCTTCTACGGTAGAAAATAATCAATGTCAGAGTATAACTTTAAATAATAACAACACAATATCTTCAAATTGGTTTTTAGACTGCTCGGGGTTTGCTAGACTATTAGTTAAACAGACTAATAGTAAATTTGTTAGCTACAGTGATCATTTATTTGTAGACAGTGCGGTAGTTGGCCCCACTCCTTATAAAAATAAAGAAAAAGAATTTGACCCTTATAGCAAAATAACAGCAAGGACAGCAGGGTGGCAATTTAGAATCCCAACATATTCAAGAATTGGAAACGGATATGTTTATAGTAGTCAATTTACTTCTCCAGAAGATGCTGAAAAAGAACTTCGAAATACAGTACCCGAATTAGACCAAGTTAAACATTTAAAAATGACTTTGGGCTATTATGATGAATTAATTACAGGTAATATTGTTGCCATAGGACTTAGTGGAGGATTTATTGAACCTATGGAAGCTACTGCAATTCATCTTACAGAAAGAACAATCATAGCATTCAACGATTTACTCAAAGGAACTGACACAGTTGATTCAGTAAATCAATATCTTAAAAATAAAATAAAATATATCAAAACATTAATATTAGCACACTATGCCTTTAGTAAAAGAACAGATCCGTTTTGGAAATTGGCCCAAACAAAGGCATATAACTCTGAAGAAATTCAAGAATTTTTTAGTAAATTACAAAATGGTAAATTTCCTACCCCACAAGATAAATTAGATATTGCCTACCCATACACACAATGGAATGAATTATTAAAAGGTTTTTTTCAGCCCCACTACTATCCCGCTATAAATAACAAAGCCAAAGCAGAGATATATATGAGTACATATTATTCTCCCAGCCATTATAATTACATTGAAGAATTAAGGAAAAAAAATGAACAAAAAAACATACACAGCCACTGATATCCTAGATAACGTTGAAAAGGGTATGAGCGATTTTCAAATTAAAAATTTTGTTGTCAATGCTCAGCTGACACCATTAAAGCAATTACAACAGGCCGCAATGGAAGCGCAGGTTAGAGAAGATAATTTAAAAAAATCTGAATTTGAAATAACTAAAACTAAACTAAAAATTAAAATTTTTGAAGCTCACAAAGAAAAAACCGACGACGAAATAGAAAAAGCACAAGTAGATCTTGATTTAATTATTGCTAACGAAAAACTCATTAGTATCGACAAAGAAAAGAAAAGAATAGCAAGAGAATTAAAAAGTTTTCAAGATGTTTTAGATTTTTTTAACGAGAATTATGACATTGAAAAGATGATTGAAATGCAGGACACATTAGATATAGACTACTGGGTCAAAAGATTATCTAAACAGGCCAGTATGGATATTATTTCAACTGGTCGCATTGGTACTGGAAATCTCAGTGCTATGTTAGATATGCCAGATGATATATTTCAAATATGTGTACAAGAAACTTATGCGTTAACAAACAAATTAGCCAAAGTAATACCCATGCCTGGATTGAATGGGCCAAATAGTCAAGAAGACTCGCTGTTGAAATTCAATCCTAATGATAAGGATACTCCAAATGCTATTAGTCAATAATAAAATTTCTGGGTTAGGAATTAACTTACCCAGTGGCCAGAGAACAACATTAAGTGTAAATTATTCATTAATAGATACTGATAATACTTGGTGGTATACCATACCAGACATTGCTGTAAATCGTATTAAACAAATTACAGATACAACCCTCATAGATCAATTGAAACTGTTGACTCGTACTATTCACAAAGATGGCACTGTTAGAATGTACGGAACCGGTGTAGATTGGTTGGGAGAACCACTTGCAGGTTCTGAATTAGAAAATTTTTTAGAAGGTGCAAAATATATTGCCAAACTAAATGTGGCGATAGCTTATGATAATAAGGCTAAAACATTAGTTGGAAATGAATCTGTGTTAGAACAAGGTACATGGGCACAGCAGTTATCAGAAGCCCAAGCTGTAATATCTGACTCTAATGCTAGTACTCCTTTATTAACAGTATTAGCCTCTGCAAGAAATATATCAGTAGCAGACTACGCACAAAATGTTATAACTGCGTCTAATAATTATGCTCAGGCACAGTCTTCATTGCTTGCAGAACTTAAGACAAATTATCAACTAATTGACACAGCGTCAACAGCACAAGCTCTTAAGGATACTGGGTGGATTTAAAAGAGTATCAGTTGTTTACTAGTCCTGTATGGACTTTTGAAAACACAATTGATCCTGTCACCCTTGATTTATTAATTAAGTTTTCCTACGACACAGTAGAACGGTATCCTATGGAAACTCCTATCAGTAAACGTAATGGTAGGAACAGTGAATGGGTATCTATCCCAAATCCTGCGTTGCTGGAAGTATTGCAAGCCGCTATACATCAAATTAAATTAGTATATCAACCTACAGTGCCCTTAAACTTAAAAAAATATTGGGTGAATATTAATCCTCCCGGTGCCTACAACGTTCGACACAATCATCCCAATACTGTATTGGCCTGCACTCTGTATTTACAAACACCTGAGAATAGTGGCGATTTTGTAGTACACAATCCAAACCCTGCGGCTATGTTTGCCGCATATAGTAATAAACGAGCCCACTATAACTTTAGTGAATTCCGTATAACACCAACTCCTGGTATGTTTTTAGCTGTTCCTGGTTGGTTAGATCATTCAGTAGATCTTAATACATCAGACTCTGATCGTATCTCGATCAGTATGAATCTCTCAGCCGGTTGACTTTTCCAAAAATTCCTGTATAATTGTCAGTGTCCGTATGGATATTTTTAAAGGAGAAGTAAATGGACTTCATCACAACCGTCCTGTTAAAGGATATTTCGTATCTATGGATGATATTCTTCATTATGATCACTGCCGGACTAGCAAAAGAGTACGCTCTATTCGCCCCGGCATTTGCCTATGTAAGAAACACATTCCGTAGCAATAAGTTTGTTGTAGTGCTCCTAAGTGCGATTGGTGGAATATTGCCAATTGAAGGTCGAGTCACTGTGTCAGCAGGTTTGTTGGACACAGTTGCACCTAAGTGTGGACATGGCCGTGAGAAGTTAGGCATTGTAGACTATCTAAGTACGCACCACTATTATTTGTGGTCGCCATTAGAGAAAACTGTAATACTACCTATCGCGGCATTTGGAATTACTTACACCGCATGGCTTGGTCTAGTTGCACCGTTGTTAATTGTCAGTTTAGTATTCATTACTTGGTACATATGGAGTCAGGTAAAGGATGAAGAAATTACAATTACACCCGGGACTTTTAAACTATCAGCAGTCCTTCGTAATGTTGCACCAATGTTTGTAGCCGTTGGCTTGTACATTTATAACAGTGCATGGATGATTGGTTGTTTTGGTTTCTTAACTCTATATTACATCTTTATCAGTCAACAATGGAACATTAAGAAATTACTGAGCTATGTTCGCTGGGATGTATTAGCATGGGTTGGTGCAGTTATCGCTTTAGGGAACTACATGAAATCTTATGATGCCGCATGGCAATCTATGTTAAAGACAAGTGTGCTTGATCCGCATACTTTTGTTGGCATGGTGGCTATTTCAGCTATTGGTTTTATAGCCAGTTTCTTAATGGGTAGTTCGGGTAAGTTTGTTGCAATCGCTGTATTAATGTCTCAAGTCTTTGGACACGAGTATTTCTTATGGTTCTTTGCATTAGACTTTGCTGGATATCTCATTAGCCCCACGCATAAGTGTGTTATGATTGGTAATCGTTATTTTGGTACACCAGTTGGCACTTATTACCGGGCGTTAGGAGCATGGGGAGTTTTACTGCTTGCAACAGGTGCTATTTTTACATTTTTAATCTAGTAAATCTAACAGTAGTTCTAACTTAGCCTTAACGACTCGATTGTTAAGGCTATTTTTTACACCTTGATGTAGGGGTTTAGGCCAAGCATTAAAACTACACCATGCGTAACTAGCATGTTCTTTATTAAGTGTTGGAATAAATTCTTCGTTAACTATCAACACATATGTATTGTATTGAAAATTTTCATCATTACTGGTGAATAATTCTAAAGGTACTATTTTTTCTATTTTAGGATAAGATCCTATTTCTTCTGCAATTTCACGATTTAGTATATCGACTGGAGTTGAATCACCAGGTTCTTTTTTGCCACCCACTAGTCCCCAAGTATTAGCAGTTTTTCCCTGTGTACGCAATAATAATAAAAATCTACCAGTATTTTTAGCTAGAAATAATCCGCCACTACATATTATTTTATTTACAGAACTAGTCGCCATGTTAATTTATCGTATATACCTTCGAAGCTTTTGCTCCATTGTTGTATATCGGGATCGTACTTATATTGTACCCCGGTATATGTATTAGTTATATACGTAATGTCTATGGCTGAACTAGAACTGAATACTGTAACCCATGCTGTCCCAGACCACTCGATAATATCATTTGCATAAAGTACTTGGTCATCTCCACTACTATTTTTCCAAGCATCTGGCCCGTCATATCCTGGTGTACCGTATTCTGAGTTGACATTGACATTTTCTAATATTAAATATCTAATCCCAGCAACAGTATTTGAAGGATTAAATGTTTCAGGATTAACAATAGCATCTACTGTACCCCAATTATTACTATTACGAGATGGTCCTTCTATAACAGTATTTTGAGGAATAGTTTCAGCGTCAATACTCAATTGCATCTTTGTTTCATCTAATGGATTTAAACTAATATAGGCAATAATTTCGCTACCGGTTGGTTTGGTTAATCTTATCTGACTGAGTCCTGGACGGAAACTACCTGGATATAAATCTAATATACGATACCAGCTGTTAAGATTATTAGGAGTGGGGATACTTATTGTATCTCCCTGTTGTTGCCCAAGTATTAACTGAGCAACGTTATCTAATACTAACAAATCATACTCTCCGGGAGTACTTACACTAACGGTAGCTATTTCTCCTAGACTGCTTAATACTGAGGCACCGTCAGCATACTCACTGCCAATTGTTCCTTGTGGATTAGTAAACACGCTGGCAATAATTTTAGTAATAACACCCAACTGCATTACTTTAGCAGGTGGAGTAATCCAAACGTGGGTTTCAAATTCTAAATTTGCTATATCGATGTCTTGTTCAACTCCTTGTGGAATTTGTCGACTTCTAAAAGTTTGAGTTTTAAGAGTTAGAACACTAATGCTGGTCCAATCAATAAAATTGTCTGTGGTCTGTAATTCTAAACTAGGATTGAACAGAACTACTATTTGTTCCCATAACTGCAATTTTTGATCTGTATTTGTGGCCCATATGTCTGCACTAAAAGTAGCCAGATAGGGAGTAGGCATTAGTCTCTGTACAGTATAGTTTGATCCTTGCGTGTTTAAATATTGATTGGAGGCGGCATCAAATTTACGTTCATTAACTGAAACCGTGCTGACAAATGTAGGATCTTGTATTCGACTAGTATCATATTGTAAATCTTTAATATAACAGGCAATAAAGGGTGCTGTAGGTATTGTATTCTCGCTGTTCTTTCTTAAGATTTGACCTACTTGCCGAGTCATGTCTCCATATCGAACTGGAACACGGATGACATCACCTCTAGCATTCTTATAGCTAAAGTTACTCATGATCCGCATAAATTGTGTCAAGTATCTTTTTACTTGCCCATCATAAAAATAATCCAAGATTAACCGTCCGTTTTAGGTTTAAGTGCCTTGCTCAAGGCCTGTCTTTCAATCACTACCTGTCCATTAATAGTGGCTGTATTAGTATTATTAATAAATCCAGTCTTTTGTGTTTGACGTATTTGTTTTCCAGCAAAAGTTCCAGATTGAGTATCCTGACTACCAAAGTTGTTTAATGTCATACGGACATTTTGTTCAAAGAATATCCAGTTACGTCCATTAAATCTGTATAATCTATTTGGCAAATAATCTGTACGTAAATGAAACTGTCCCGCCACTGCCCCGGTAGGAAAATTAATTCCAAAGTTATATGGTGACCCGTTAGGAGGTGTACCGTCTCCTGCGATATAACCAACATAAAGATTTTCGTATGGTGTTTGTAATATTACCGAAGCATCGGCCACCGCTTGAGATACAGTAGCATCTAACTGTATGGTACTAGCATCTAATATGTTTACTAACCCAGTACCAGTTGTGGTTGGAATAATATACATTCCAGAAGTATTAAATCCGCTACTAGGAACTTCGGCATCTGCTTCTGCTATAATTTGATCATTAATAAGAATATCATTTTTGTAGGTGCTGAGTAAATCACGAAGTGTATTACCACTTCCGTCTCCTGTATCTGTATCAAGTATTTCTTTGTATTCTTGACTGTCAACTAACGGAACACATTTAGCACGTATTAGGTGTGGATACCAAGTTTGACTAAATCCTGCTGTAGGTCGTGTAACATCTTGCACAACATAAAATCTTTTCAGTGCCACTAAGGCTTGATCTAAAGCATACTCATCTTTTAAATGTGGTAACTCTATAACATCACCACTCATAATTTTACGCCCAAGATTTTCTACACTGGAATGAAGATGAAAATACATCATAATATTATCATTTTGTAGAAATAGCCCAAACTGACTAAGGTTAAAATCTAAGTCTTGCATTTGGTGTATTCCACGAATGACATATACATCTGGATCATAATGTCGATCGCGGTTTTCCATAAAAATTAGATCCTGTATTCCAAGTTCTGGTATATCGTTATTATTAACAGGAACTCCGGGGGTACTGTCTTCTGCACTAGGATTTACTGGTCCTAAGTACTTGTGAATAAACACATCAGTTCCGCCGACTTGAAATTCTTCATTGATAACACGATCAAGAAACTTAAAATCGTTTCCTTTTTCTGGTCTATAAAGTGATAAGCGAGGCATGGTAGTGTATTTATGTAGCTAAATAATCATATGAACGACAACGATCAAGAACGCCAAAAAGTTAAAGAGTATGTAAACGCCATGTTAGGTGGCGGTATGATCGATATTGAGCTCGACCCAATACATTACGATACTGCTATAGATCGCGCACTTAATAAATTCCGCCAGAGAAGTACTAATGCTGTTGAGGAAAGTTTTGGTTTTTTGACCATAAATGTAGACACTAACGAATATATTATGCCCAAAGAAGTTATGAGCATAAGACAATTATTTCGCCGTAGTATTGGTTCACGCTCAGGTGGTGGTGATGGCGGCAGTTTGTTTGAGCCGTTTAATCTAGCTTATTCTAACACATATTTGTTGGCCAGCACTAATATGGGTGGATTAGCCACATACTATGCTTTTGCAAGTTACCAAAAAATGGTTGGTAAAATGTTCGGTACAGACATTAACTTTACCTTTAACAAAACCACCAAACTTCTAACTATTATGCAACGTCCAAGAGGTGGTGAAGAGTTATTAGTATGGATGCACAACCTACGTCCCGACTTTAATCTATTACAAGATGCTTATGCTAGCCAATGGTTACGTGATTATAGTCTAGCAACCTGTAAAATAATGCTAGGTGAAGCACGTGAAAAATTCCAAACTATCGCTGGTCCGCAAGGCTCAACCAGCTTAAATGGCACGGCTCTTAAAGCTGAAGGCAAAGCTGAAATTGAGATGCTTGAACAGGATCTCATCAACTATAAAGAAGGCGGCGAGCCTATATCCTTTATTATTGGCTAAATTAGCTGTTGATAAAATCTAAATAATATTATATAATAGTCTAAACGGAGACTATATTATGATCCTTGGAATTTGCGGCCTAATAGGAAGTGGTAAAGACACTATTGCCGATTATCTTTGTAATTTTGAAGAATTTAGACGTGAAAGTTTTGCATCAACATTGAAAGATGCCTGTGCCTCTGTATTTGGTTGGGACAGGACCTTACTAGAAGGTCGTACCAAAGAAGCTCGTGAGTGGCGTGAGCGTGTGGATCCGTGGTGGGCCGAGCGGTTAGGTATGCCACACCTTACTCCACGTTGGATCTTACAGTACTGGGGTACTGAAGTATGTCGTAAAGGATTCCACGACGATACATGGATTGCCAGCCTAGAAAATAAACTCCGTAATAGCCAAGACAATATAGTAATCAGCGACTGCCGGTTTCCTAATGAAATAAAAGCCATCCGAGCGCAAGGTGGAGAA